GATTACTCTGAAGTACATGAATCTACAGCTATGGATTCATATTCCGCATCAAGAGTGCCTTACTTAGAAGAGGATATTAAAACTATACCTGTTTACGAAAAAAATCACAACGTAGAAATTAAACTTAAATCAAGTCACCCAGCTCCAGCTACTCTAAGAGCTATGGCATGGGAGGGGGACTATTCACCATTATTTTACAAACGTGCCTAACTACATTCACCCAATTACTATGGAGGCTGCTACAGAAGTAGCCTTCAATCTCCGTCCAGATGACCTTAGAGAGGTCGAAGAGGGTCACGGGATAGATCATACCCACCTACCATTTCTCATGACTCACAACCCCTCCTACGTGTATTTTACAGTGCCTGACGGCAAGACTGCTGGCATGGCGGGAGTAGGAGAAAAAGGTGATATATGGATGCTTTGCACTCCTGATATACACCGATACCCAATTACATTTGCAAGAGAGGCAAAGCGGTATGTCGATAGCCGTACTGAGCCACTCCTCTGGAATATAGTTGACAGTAGAAATAAAGTACATTTAAAACTACTTAAATTTCTAGGCTTCAAGTTCTTACGCAAGTTTGAACATGGACCAAATAACGTACAATTTATAGAATTTTGCCGTGTGCATGGATGCTAACGCCTCAGCTAGAATGGCTGCTAGGCAAAGATGGATGGAGAAGGACGCTAAGTACAAATCCGAATCCTTAAAATTCTTTAACAGAGAAGCTCAAGCTGTTAGAGGTATGCAAAATGTTGCTAGAGGTTATAGTAAAGGAATCTCTAATGACTTAACAAGAGCTATATATGTTAGAGGTCAGGCTTTAAAAGCTTACGAAAAAGGCTTTACTTCCTATATGGGAACTAAAGAACTGGCTAAATCAGTAGAAGCTGGTCGATCTAGAACTGCTGGTAGAAAAGGTCTGCTTGCTTTACTACGAGCTCAAGGAGCACTCGAAAACTCAGTATCACAAGAATTTGGTGCAAACATGCACAGACGGTACAGAAGTAGATTAGAACAGATGCAGGCTAAACAAGCTGGAGTTATTAATCAGCTAGGTGTACGTCCAGAATATGGAGCACCTGTACTCATGCCTCCGACTGACAGATTGAGCGGTGCATTAAGTATTGCAAGTCAAGTTATGTCTATTGGCACAATGCCTTTAGGTGGTACGGAAGGTGCTACCATATTTAGCAAACTATTGGGATTAAAATAGATTATGGCAACAGTAGAATCATACTTTGAGTCGTTAGGAAGGCAGACCGCCAAGCCCTTCCTAGACGAACAAAACTTATACACCGAAACCGAACCTGATTTAACCAAACCGGTTAATGATAACATCACCAAACAACAAGAAGATACATCACAATTTTTTAGAGATAATATTGCGATGTATAAAGAACTAATCAAAGTTAGAGATAATAGGCTAAAGAGTATATTTCAGATAACAAAATCTGGAGCTCCTCTTGTTGCAGCTTATGCAGAGCATCGAGACAGATTAAAAAGGTTAGATATATTAGAAAGTGAAAAATCTAGAATTAAATTTAGAACTGAAGGTATAAATTTTAATGAACTAACAAATAAAAACTTAGTTGAATTAAATAAAGAAATAGGTCGAGCTAAGAAAGAAATAGAAAAAAACGGTATTTATATTACACAAAATGCTGATGGAGAAGAAGTAAGGATTACTACCAGTAAAGAGTTAAATTCATATGCTTTGATGATTGCTGGTCTCACAACCTCTAACGGACGAGACACAGCACGAAACGCTGCAAAGTATTTTCCTAAGTTTCTTGAAATAGCAATGAAGGATATGCCTCATGAGAATGGGCGTTATTTTCATGACTTAACATTAGATGAACAGGTAGAATGGTGGAGAAGCCTTAAAGCATATTACATAGGAATGTGGCAAAAAAAGGACGACAGATTCAGTGATGGTCTAGTTGTCAATCACTTGTTTGACGCATTTGATAAAGCAGAAAAAAACTTTTACTCAAACATTTTTCAAACAGATAATGAAGCTACTGAGAAAGTGCTTTCTGATGGTAATTATGCAGAAGCTGTTGGAATTATTAATACTCAATCAGCCAATATTCAAAAAGAAAATTCTTACGTAGCTACAGAAGGAAAGGTTATAGATGAGTTCTGGGGAGAGAATGGTTACTATAACAGAAGACTTGGGTTTTGGCTAGAATATCATGACGGTAATAAACAAAAAGCTTTTGAATCACTTGATAACGAATTAAAAGCAATTTTTAGAAAAGGTATTGAATCTGGAGAGCTTTTACCAGATGTACTAGATGATCTTTTTACAGAGTGGGCATTTCCAAATAAGGATGGCAGTGGTCTGACAACATTCCAAGGCTTAAATACAACAAGAAGTAAAAACTTAATTGCGTTTATTGATGGCTTACTAGATGAAAAGACTCAAACATTAAATCTAACCACACTACAAAATAAATTAACTACGTACGAAGATAATTTAAAGAAAAACATCTTCATGACTCAAGATCAGTTTAATGAGTATATAACATATTCTGGGTCTCATCCAGAGATGTATAAAAAAGCAGAGACTATATTCTTAGCAGGTCAGCAAGGCGGTATGGAAAACGCTAAGGAGTTTGGTACTGTTGATGCACTACTGAAAGACGAAATATTAAATTATGTGAATGATAATAAAGAACTTTTTGGAATAAGTAAAAAACTTAAGGACACCGATAGATTAGTTATCGCTACTGTAAGCGGAATTACACCCGCTATCAATAGAGCATATTTTGAATATTACGAAGGATTCTTAACACAGTATGAAAATGTAGAGGATGCTAAGAAAAAGGCACTTGAAGCAGTCACCATAGATATTCAAAATGGTAAATTTAAGTCACCTCTAACAGCATTAGCTGATGAAAATTACGAGATAAAAGATGTCCAGAAATTAGGTAAAACTTTTGAAGACATGATAGCGAGCGATAATAAGGGTTGGGTATCAGCTAACCTAGCTCATGAAGGAGAAATGCCTCATCTTCTGATCGGCAGAGAAGCTTTAACAAATGGTGGACCACTGCCAGCTATCTATAGACAGTTATCAAAATTATATCCAGATCTAAGTGCTGAAAACTTATTGTATGAAAGACTTGTAGCTACAGGTTTAATTAAGCCTAACGATCCAAAGTTCCGAATGTATGCGTTAAGGCTAATACCAGAAACTAATATACAAGACTCTAGGTTATTAACTCACTTTCCAACTATGACTAAGGCTCTACAGTTCATGTCATTAAATGCGGAGCAGTGGGCTGAACAAACTGAAAAATTACACGACAAAGACTCGTTAAAACATTTTGATGGCTACGGTGCATTTAAGATGGAAAACGGAACTTACAGTGAAGATATTGATCTACGCACAATGTCAATACAAGATCTTGGACAATTACTTATTGGTAATGAAAATGCCAAGTTTGGTATCTACGGTATAAAAGGGCAAGATTTAAGTTTAACATTACAGTATTTAGTCGATAACCAACTTATAACAGGAGACGAAGTTTTTGATGACAGGTTTCAATTAAAACTATTGGTAACTAAAATGAAGCTAAATCAAAATGGTCAGCTAGCATATACTGGTGATGCAAGCTACTTAAATTTATCTAAAATTAGTGATGAAGATGAAGCTGAGTTTAATCGACTTATAGGTAAACAAGGTGAGAATATTCCTATGTTTGACAGACTAGAATTTTTATTACCATATCTTATACGCTATAAAGCTAACACAGAATTATAATGGAAGAAGAATTAAAATATGACCCTACGGGATTACCCTCTGATGACGATAGAGCAGCATTTGATGAGATTAACGATAGGTTAAACGAGAGTGTTGAACGGGGTGAAGAAGAACGAAAACGATTCACCGAAGTTAGAGATGATCCACGTAACTCAGAAAACTGGGGACTTGGTGGAGTAGCAAAAGAGTTAGGGAGTGCAATCCAAGGGGGTCTACAGGATACTGCATCTTCCGTTACAACTTTTGCTGAACGTACAACAGATGCTTTGTCTGGCGAAAGACAACGCGAAATAGAAGAAAAAGGATTCTACCGACCAGAATGGGATCCTTTTGTAGATTACGATGATCCTATAGTAACCAAAACTTGGTGGGGTCAACTACTACGAGGAACAGTTCATTTTGGTTCTATGGCTATTGGTACTGTTTTAGCTGCTAAAGGACTAGCTGCTACAGGTATACCTATACTTGCAGCTGGTGGCGCAGGTTTAATGGGCATGGGTAATGTCACTAGAGCTATGGCTATAGGTGGTTTATCCGACCTTATTTCTAAAGAGTCAGATGGTCATAATGCTTTAGGTAGTTTACGTGACCATTATGGTTGGATAGATACACCTCTGTCAACTAGAGATACCGACCATCCTATTATGATGAAAATGAAAAACATCGTAGAAGGTATGGGTATAGGACTTGCATTTGATGGTGTAGGCTTCTTACTAGGTAAAGGTAGTAGAGGTGTTAAAAATCAGATTATAAGACGTAATGGTAGTATAGAAGATCAGACAACTACTCAAGCTTTAGCACAGCTCCGTAGAGGAGAAACTGAGTTTAGAGCTGATAAGAACAAACCTGTAGCTGCACGACATCAAGGTGCTCATACATCTACTGTTGAGCCCGGGCAAGCTAGAGAACAATTAAAGAAAACTAGAACTGATTGGGGATCTGAAGATGGATCTTCTGGCGGTGTTACTACTGCTGTCGAAAGAGAGCGTATTGCGAGATACGGTGGTACTACAGATGAGATTGTTGAGACTACTTTAAAAGGTTTGATGAGCGATGAAAAGTTTAAAGTGGAACTAGAGTCTGTAAAGGGCGATAGAAAAGCTTTAGCTGATACATGGCGTGATGCTGTAACAGAGTTTCAAAAGATAACTAATGGTAGAGAAGCTGTAGAAATGACTCCAGAAGAGTATCTTAGTGATTTATTTGAAAAGCAAAAAGCTGTTTTACCTATGGGTGATGAAGTTTTTGAAACTTGGTCTGCTGAAACAGTAGTTACAGCTGATTTAGTTGTAGGTGATTTACTTAAAAAACTACGTGATACAGGTATAGCTGGTAGAGAACTACAAAACTTTGTAGCATTAGATGACATAGATGGTCCAGCAAAACAGATTATTGATACTATGCTAACAGCTTTATATCAAACTAAGAAATCTAGGTTTGTAGCATCTGATTATTTTAGATCATTTGGAGCTGGTAAGACTAAAGCACAGTTAAATGATGCAGTAAATCAAGCTGTTCAGTCTGAAATAGAGGATGTTAAAGAGTCTATCCTGTCTATTCTTAAAATTGCTAAAGATGACGCAGATGATAATTTACTAAATGCATTGTTTGAAGCTTTCTCAATGATGAAGAATGTAAATAATCTAGATGACTTTGACAACTGGGCTAGAAAAATAATAAAAGGTGGTCAATTTGAGGAAACAGGACCAGACCGTACAGGTGCTTTAATACGTAGTTTACAAGAAATGGTAAGTCACAGTATATTAAGCGGACCTAAAACACCAATGCGAGCACTTTTAGGTACAGGTACTGCGACATTTTTAAGACCATTGCAAACCTTTATGGGAGCTATGATTCGTTATCCGTTCGAGGGAGATACAACTACAATAAGAGCTAGTCTTTCTTCTATGAATGGTATGATGGAAGCTATACCAGAAGCATTTGATTTATTTTTTACTAAGTTAAATGGTTACTGGAGTGGTGAATTATCAACAGTTAGAACAAGATATACTGAATTTACACAAGGAGATGCAAACTGGGAATTAATACGTAGATGGGCAGAAGATAGTGGTCGAGCTGATAAAGTTGATCGTGCTCTATTTGCTTTTACTAACATGGTACGTAATGTAAATAATAATAATTTCTTTACTTACTCTACTAAGATAATGGCAGCGACTGACGATGCTTTTACTTTCTTACTTGGCAGAGCTAAGATGAGAGAAAAAGCTATGCGTCAAGTTTTAGATATGCAAGGTAATGGTATTGAACTACCAAAAATTACTACAACATTAATGAGAGCATATCAAGATGATTTCTACGGACAGATTTTTGATAACAATGGTAATTTAGTAGATGAAGCTGCAAACTTTGCACGTAAAGAAGTTACACTTACACAAGACTTAACAGGCTTTGCAAAAGGTTTAAACGATGTACTAACAGCTAACCCTTACGTAAGACCATTCTTTTTATTTGCAAGAACTGGTGTAAACGGACTTGCACTAACAGGTAAACATACACCCGGTTTTAACTTTTTAGTTAAAGAGTTTAATGATATAGCTTTTGCAAACCCAGCTAATTTAGGTCCACTTAAAAAATATGGTATTAATACTGTAGAAGAACTAGCTAACGCCCGTGCACTACAAACAGGTAGATTGGCAATGGGTTCTGCTATAGTATTTTTAGGTATTAATTCTTGGATGTCTGGTAAATTATCAGGTAATGGACCAGCTGATAGACAAAAACGTCAAGGTTGGATAGATGGTGGTTACATACCAAGAACCATACAGTTAGGAGAGGTAAGAGTAGGTTATGATTCTATAGAACCATTTAACCTTATACTATCTACAATCGCCGATGTTGGTGATGCAAGTATGTTAATGGGAGAAGAGTGGACAGAAAGAGAACTACAAAAGATTTCATTAGTTATAGCACAAGCTATATCTAGTAAGTCTTACTTAGCTGGTATACAACAGCTTGTAGATTTAGCAGCTGGACGCCCCGGTCAGGTTGAACGTATTGCAGCATCTCTTGCTAACAACACCGTACCTCTGGCTGGTTTACGTAATGAAATAGGTCGACTAATTACACCATACATGAGAGAAATAAACTCTGGTGTATTTCAGTCATTGCGTAATAGAAACTTAGCAACAGAATATTTACCCGGCAGAGATCTACCTATAAAGTATGATATGTTAAATGGTAAACCTATCAAAGATCATGATTTTCTAACTAGAGCATTTAATGCTATTAGTCCTATTTCTATTAATTTAGAAGAATCAGATGGTAGAGATTTTCTATTTAATAGTGGATATGATTTACGTATGTCCACATACTATGCACCAGATGGTACTAATTTAACTGACCATCCCGAGATTAGATCAATGTTCCAGAAAGCTATCGGAGCATATAATCTTGAATATGAATTAGATAAATTAGCTAAAGATCCTAAGATTATTGCTTCTTTACAATTAATGTATAGCGATATAAAAGCTGGAAGACGTGGCGAGTTTAATGCTAGAGATTACTACCACAACCAAGTTATTGATGGATTATTTAAGCAAGCTCGAAAAGCAGCATGGAGAGATATCATGCGTGTACCAGAGGTTGCTATATTAATAGCTGAACAAAAAGCGAAAAAAACACAACAGGATGAGAAATCAAATGAATCTTCTTCCTTATTAACTATGTATAAATAAATGGCAACAACTTTCGTAGACTACACAGGAGACGGAAACGCTACGAAGTCGTTTTCCTTTCCTTCCATCAAAGAAGCAGATATTAAAGTAGAGGTTGATGAGGTTCTTAAAACATTAGGCAATCACTATAATATAACTAGCTATACCACAACGGGCGGCGGTAATGTTGTTTTTACATCAGGCAACATACCAGCCAGTCCAGCTGCAATCCGTATCTTTCGTGATACAGATGTAGACAGTGCAAAAGCCACCTACACAGCAGGGTCATCAGTTAAAGCTAATGATCTTAACAACAACCAAACTCAGGTGTTGTATGCTGCACAAGAAGAACAAAATCAAACAATACAAACACATAAAATAAAAGACTCAGCAGTAACAACTGCTAAGATCGCAGCTGATAATATTACAAGTGCACTTATAGCAGATGACCAGATAAACTCTGAACACTATGTAGATGGTAGTATTGACACAGCACACATTGCTGATGCTAATATTACTACTGCAAAGTTAGCAGATAATGCGGTTACAACTGCTAAGATTACAGATGCACAGATTACAACAGCAAAGCTTGCAGCTGATGCAGTCACAACTGCTAAAATTACAGATAACAGTGTTACAACTAATAAGATAGCAGCTGACGCAATCACTGCTGCTAAAATAGGTGATGACGTAATTAACTCTGAACATTATGCAGCAGGGTCTATTGATACTGAGCATATAGCAGATCTAAATGTTACTACAGGTAAGATCGCAGCAGATGCAATTACAAATGCAAAAATTGCTGATGACAGTATAGACTCGGAGCATTATGCAGACGGATCTATAGACACGGCTCATATAGCAGATGCACAGATTACAACAGCAAAGCTTGCAGATGATGCTGTAACAGATGCTAAGATAGCAGACGGTACATTAGATAATAGATATTACACAGAAACTGAACTAGACGCTGGTCAGTTAGATAACAGATACTTTACCGAAACAGAATCTGACGCAAGATACTTTAAACAAGACTCTTCAGAAACTATAGCAAGTGGAGTTACATGGTCTAGCAGTGATAGTTTTATAGCTACTACAGGTGCTATTAACGCTCGTATTGTTGACCTTATAGATGATGTTGGTGGTTTTACAGCTATAACAAGTGAGCAGCATTTTCCTAATACAAACCCACAAGGTTCTACAGGACAGTCAGCTATACTTAGTATACAGGCTGCATCTACTACACTAACACCTAGTGGTACAACAGTTACAATAAGTAATGGTAACTTAGCTGATAATGCTAATATTACAATAACTGGTGTGTCAGCTGCCATACCTTCGGGCTTCGGATTCTTGGTAGAATCTACATCTACTTTACATACATATACTTTTCACAGATTAGTTCCTAAAGCAACAGAAGTAACAACAGTTGCAAGTAATGCTACTGCAATAGCTACAGCAGCTACAAACGTAGCAGATATAAATAACTTTGCAGATTTATACATTATATCTAGCAGCGAACCTACACAAAGAGCTGACGGTACATCTTTACAAGAAGGTGACTTATGGTATGACAGTTCTAATGACAACTTACAAGTTTATACTGGTAGTGCGTTTTCTATTATTACACCATCTCAGTCAGTTCTTGATGACGTAGCTATTGTATCAGGTGCTATAACATACAGTGAAGATTTAGGTCTTATAACTGATGCTGCATCAACAGGTAGTTCTAATGGTTCACTTGACATAGTAGCAGATGCACTAGAAGACGAAGTAACATTTACTGTTACAGCTGCTACTGGTAAATTTATTATTGATGGTGTAGATAAGCCTGCACTAACATTATACAAAGGCTGGACATATACATTTGATGTAAGTGATGCGTCGAAC